AACATAAGCAATACCTTTACCCACATTCAAATCGTATGTGGTATTTGAAACACTGTTTGCTGATGGGGTTAGTTTGAAATCATCAACAATGTAATCACCGTTTGTTTCATAATCACGCTTTGCAAAATAATCGTCGATTGTAGAATAAACAGTACCATCAACTTGTTTCAGTATGCTACCGTTTTCTATACGAACCAACTCGATAAAACCGTCATCGTTACCTAAAGTTAGTGGTAACGTAACTAAAGTTAGTGTAATAACATAACGGTCTGCACCTGGTCCTTGATAGTTCGATGCGCCAATTGCAGGATCAAGCAATGAAGAATCATTTATATAATCATAAATTGTTTCTGTAATTTGTAGGCCAACACGATATGAGGGCACATTGTCATACTTGTCTAGAATAATTGTCTGTGGATCAACTTGAACAAAGTTACCAATAGAATACTTTATTCCTGTTACATCAGAAATCGAGTAACCATTAACGACATAAAAGACACCTGTGGCCACCGAAGCAACAGAAGATAGTCCTGTGGAAGGTGAACCTGTAGTTGAAGCAGCAACAGTTGCATAGAAGGTTGCTCCTGATGCTGTGGTAATAACACTGCCATCTGTAAACTGAGCACCAGACAAATAAGTAACAATTAAAGTAGGAGGATCACCAACCGTAGTACCACTTGAAGTTGTTTCTGCATATGCAAGAACTTTAGCAAGGATTGTTCCTGTCGTATCTTGAATAATTGCATCCGAAAAATTGGATGCTGTTACAGTTACACCATTATAAGTTGGATTTAATTTAATGTAATAACAATTTTGATTAACCGTGACTTGGCCACCTGAAACTGGTGTATTTGTGGAGTAAATAGCAGAAGCAAAACTCGATATTTGGTTTTGCAGAATGGTTTGTGACTGTGTTAACTCACGAGATTGAACCGCAGCTCCTGGTTTAAAAAGTATGCGGTGAAAGTTTTTTGATGGGTCGAAATCGTCAAAATATGGACCAACGTTGAAATTTAAAGCCATTTTTTTCCTTTAGTATCCTAGTACAAATTTAAATTGTTCGATGCCATCATCACTTCTTTGAACTCCAACCCTATTCTCGATATAAGTTATATATCCTGAAAATGGTATGAGTGTAGTTTCGGTTACAGAAAGTACCACTCTTGAAGCACCTGAAGTTACACCAATAATCGATTGTCCTGGTGTATAATTTCCATTTGTATTTATTAACTGTAAAACGTTTGTTGATGTGTTAAAGTTTGTAACTGTTCCATAATATGTAACATTTCCATTCACATCCCTTTGTTGCACAACTTCATTTGAGGTGTAGATATTTCCTGCGCCAGAGGAAAGTAAGAATTGTGTGGTTGTGTTATATATTGCACCGTTTGCAAGAACTGGACCGGAAGAACCATAAGTCTGTGGATTGACAAGTATTCCAACTTGACGAAAATCAACATCGGTAGTAGGAATAACACCGTTTTCTGAGCCATTAAACTCAACCGAATACATTACATGATTGCAACCTAATTCAGATATTGGATCGTATGCATGTCCACCGACAGGAGAAATCGGTGCTACTGCTGTTGCGCCTGTTCCTGTTGGAGAAATGTAAGAAAGATTGGATGAGGTATAAGCGGTTATTGCCACATTTGCATAGGTATAATTTTTACCCGAAAAACCAGATTTCACGATAACATCTTTTATAACACCACTGGTTATTTCCGAACTAGTGACGTTGGCAATAACGCCTGATCCATCTCCTGTTACAGAAACAACTATAAAGGTATTAACTGCATCATAACCCGAACCTCCGTTGACTATATTGATAACCTCAATGTCTCCGCATCCTGCATTGGTCAAGTATGGTTGTGGTGTGTTTGCACCCACAGGAACAGGCATCCAATCACTATCCAAGAAACTTTTCTTGAGTCCGGCATCGACGGTGTACATATATTTCCATTTGTACAAGTCATTGCCTTGGAAAATATTGTTTGTACCATACGAACCTGGCTGGAAATAAGGTTCAGATGTGGATAATCCTCCATTATTATTTGCCAAACACTTAAAAACTTGGTCGTAACGATTCTTTATATAAAAATTGTAAAGTGGAAATCCATTTGTATCTTTTGCAGTCATGTTAACTGTATCTGAATACGCAAAGTAGTTTGTATTGTTGGACCAATTGATTCTAGAAATAACTGGAGATATATTGTTATTGTTAACAAGTTTAGCGGCAATCATATTCTTAAATACTCTTTTCAAGTATGATTGGTCTTCGGTTGGCTGAGTAGGTGTTTCTTCTGAATTTACTGTAGGCCATGGATCTTCTTGGCCAATAAAAGCATATATGGAGCTTATCGAAGTGCCATTAATCTTTGCCGTCGGATTATAATAATCCGTTTCGACTCTGACTACTTTTGCTTGATTTGTGAGTATGTTAAGATTTGATGCCATGATTTATTTATTATGCGTGAGAAACTGTAACAAAAGTATTCGCAAGGTCACCATCAATACTAAAGAATTTCATATATGCTGAACTTGTTGCAGGAATTGAAAATGTTAAAGAATTCGTTGTTGAATTAATTGCAGAAATGCCATGTGTTACGGTTCTTTGTGTTCCACCTGAATTTGTCAACCACACTTCCACAGATTTGCCGGCAACAAAATTTGTGTGAGAGACGGCCAAATCTGCAACTAAATTGGCTTTAATTATTACATCTGTGTTGTAGTCGATTGTGATTGCTGTTTGATTTCCTACTGGACTTCTTGGTGTAAAGATAAATCCTTTAGCAGGACTTACAACTCCAGTAAAGTGAACAGAGTCTCCATTAAATGTTGCAATTTGTTGGAGTGTGTTTGAACCAATTGGTGTGTTCCAAAATTCAATACGAGAACCACGAAGCGCATTTGTATAATTTTCTGAGGCCACCATATCGATTCTTGATGTGCCTAACGATGCAAATCCTGTGGTTCCATATCCGTTACCTGACACACGTAATAAAACGTCATTGTTGGCGACGGCTAGAGGTGTATCTACTGTTCCTCTTGCTGTACGACCAGCAATTAAACCATACGCATTACCTGTGGCACTAAAACTGTCTATGACTATTCTAGATGCTACGTTTTGTTTTCCTGAAATATGCAACATGTATCCATCATTTGATGGAGTTTGATTGTTGGCTGTTGCTTTAATTGTTAATGCGGCTTCCGTTGCAGAAAAATTTGAATTGGCCAACACTAAAGTGGTATTCATTGTAACTGCACCGATAACATTGAGTGTACCGCTAATGTTTGTTGTTCCATTTACAACAAGATTTGCAGTATTAACTTTTTGTGCAACTGTATTGCCTGTTATTGTCAAATCACCGGCAAATGTTCCTGAAGTGTTTGCAAGTGCATTATTTGCCTTTGTGAACGCCGAATTAGCATATAAACTGGCCGCAGCTGCGTTGGTTGTAGCAGTATTAGCCTGTGTAAACGCCGCAGTAATACTTGTGTTCTGTGTTGCATTGATTGCGGCTTGATTTGTAACTGTTGTGTTAGCCAATGCAAAAGCAGCCTGAGAATACGCATTAGAAGCCGCCGCAGTTGTTTGTGTGGTGCCGTCTGAGAAAGTGATATACGATTGTGTGTTTAATTTCAGACCAGTCTTTGTCATCCATGCGACAATATTTGGACTCATTGTTCCACCCACAATAAACTGAATTATTGCGTTTGATGATGCTGTTCCTAAAATTAAATTGCCTTGAGAACTGTTTTGACCTGGTCCATAAACATACACATAACCATCATATGCTTTAAATGCAGAGTAATTGACTGGATCATTGTATTGTGGGTTACCAATACCCATGTCGATATATCTAGTTGCATTATCGGAATCTGATGTTGAAGCAACAAAGTCTGAAGAAGAATATATTCCATTTTCAAAATTCTGTAAATTCAGTTGTAAATAGTTGTTAGCTTCACCTGAGAATTGTGCAATTGTAGATGGATATATGATTCTATTATTGCCTACAATAAGTGCAGTGTTTGCAAATAGACCTTCTGCTAATGTACCTGCCGAGAATTGGAATGTCTGTGCAGAAGGTATATCAATACCAACAAACAAAGTGTTCGATGTGTTTGCATTGATTGTTGTAAACTTTGGTAACTCTGATATTTTTATTGTTGACATTTTTTATCCTATTAGAAGCCATTCGCCTGTTTCTGTTGTTAATATATCGCCGTTTTCTGTTCCTAATTGTGCAAGATACTGTACTCCTACTGGTCCAATGATTTGAACGTTAACGTGTAGAGAGGTAATTCCTCTACTAACAGAAATAAATCCGTTTGCACCATTTGCTAATGGACCACTCAAATTGACAGATGTGTATGGTGAAGTGAATGATGTAACTGTTTGTGCAGCTCCATTAACTGTAATTGTATCTCCGACACGAATCATATCCAATACAGGATAAGCAGTATTACTATAATTTCCGTTGTTGACAATATTGTAACTATATGTCAACGATGTTATATTTATTATCTGGTTATTACCATTGGAAGATGTTCCGATGGCTACATTTGCAAAATGTGTCCAAACATTATCTTGAAGTGTTACTGTATTCGCTGCGCTGTTTACCTCGATAATAAATCCATGCACAACATCGGTTGAACGGTTTCCATAAGAAAATACTATTTCTGTCGTATTAGCAGTAATGAAATCTGCAATGTTTGCGCCATAGATGTTATTGAACTTAACAATGTTGTTGCTTGGATTTACAGCACTGCCTGTCGAAATTGATACAGTTGCAGCATTTCCAGCATAATAACCTAATGTGTGTCCTGTGTCTAATGCGTCTGTCAACATGAAATCCATATTATTACTTGAGCGCATTGCGATACGACCAATAACTTTTGTTCCTGTTGGGTGTAACAGATTTAATAAAACATCACGATACTTTTCAATCTCTTTTGATAAAGTGATTTGATATGTGTAATTGTTGTAGTCTGTGCTCTGCAATACATCATACGAACTTGGTTGACCAGATGTGTCTATGTATTGACCATTACCAATAACCAGACCATTCAAGAATGTTGCATTCGCCCTAGCATATCCATCACCATATGTTATAATACCGTTCGCTGAATCGAATCTCGTGTTAGTTATATCGTTATTAAAAGTTGTATTGCGTACTGTTGTATAACCACCAACCAAATCCATTGATAAACCTTTTGAATCAATTTTCAATGGTAGAGACTTCTGTGGAATAGAATTATAGTTATATACTCTTAATTGGTAAATACTATTACTTGCAGGAACATAATTTTGTAACGCATTAATGGAATCAACATACGCCATGTAAGTAGCAGTATTAACATTCGCACCTTGATATATTACGTCACCATTCGTTGGAATATCCAACAATGAAACGTTCGATACTATTAAGTCTTGAACTTTTAGTGAAACATTTGGAGCTGAAATATAATCTTGACCATTGTCTAAAATATTAAAATTGGTGATAGAACCAATACGGTCTAATGTTTGTGTGAAAGAAGCATCTCTGCCTAAAATTCCAGGGATGGATAAAAGAGAAGTACCTAGATAATAACTATTTGCATTTCCATTGACAGAAGCGTTTGCAGTTAGTATCATTGTATTTGCATTTACAACAGACTGTACAGTACCAATTACAATATTTGTGTTTGTTACTAAGAGAGCACCATTACTAAATTGTGCAGTAAAGTTTGTTCCGTTACCACTAACAACTGTACTTGTGTTTCTTACTGTTACATTTCCGTTTGCTGTGCGTTTCACTACTGCGACTGGTAATTGATTCATGTAACCCATACCACCCAACGAAATCATATTTGTTGAGTTGCTTACATAAGTGGCTGACACAATTGATCCTGCACTGTTTACAGACACATTTGCATATGCACCATATCCTGAACCACCAATGATTGCAATTTGGTCATTGTTTGCGTAACCTGAACCAGGTCTAATAATTTGTATTGGTGCAAGAATACCTAAATTAGAAAGTCTTGTTTGTGAATAAACGTCTGTTGTATATTCCGATATTGCTTCGACTGCCGGCGGAGCCGATAATCCACCACCTTGATTCTGAACGACAACAGAAGATAAAGGAAAGGTTGTAAATCCAGTAAATGAAAAAGCATTTGCTAAAGTCGTGTTCGCATTTGCACTAGCCAAATTTGCAAACTGATAAGATTGTTGTGTCCAAAGTCCTGTAGTTGGATTTAATGTGTTTGCACCAGAACTTCCTGCAATGTTGCCAAGATAGTGGTATCTTTTAAGTTGAATACTGTCTGTTGGAATAAATGTAACATTCGCAGAACCGATTGGATTCAAAGTTCCTACTGTTGCTATTGGAGCAGCTGGGCTTGATCCAACTAGATTCGAGAATTGTATATAAGTGTTTGCACCACCAATTTGTGTATTCGCTTGTGAAGAAGTATAACCATATCCTTCATTGACAACAGTAATACGTTGAACAGAACCTGAGGTCACTGAACCAACTTCTGCTGTTGCACCTACTGGTCCAACTGTATCTGGATTTAAACCACCATAAAAAACAATAGGATCACCAGTATTATAAGCTAAACCTCTGTGATTTGGATCAATCTTGACTTGACTAATTTGACCAACAATCAATGCAGTCAGAGTTGATGAACCTGCTGTTCCTGCTGCAACTATTTGATTATTGAGAAAATAAACGGGCTGATTGTTTGAATCAACTACTGTGACTGTTTCACCAGATTCAAACAATCTTTCAATATTTGAAATGAATACTTCTGTTTTTAGTCCATCATAGATTGCAGCTTCAACGGTTGCAATCGATTTTGACCTGTTACCAAACAAACGAAGATTTTGAATGTTCAAAAAGTTATCATCACTAGTTGCCAATCTTAGGCTTCTAGGAACATACCATTTACCTGCTGATGCCCTAAATATAACATCTTTGGTGTATAAGAATTCTACATCAGAATTGTACAGAACACGGAAAAGAAATTTATAAGAAGCTGGTGTACCTTTACTCTGATACAACTCTTTTGCTATCTTAATTGCCTTTGTCTTGTCTGCTAAGATATCTTGCGGAAAATAAGCTAAGAAATCATTGACATAGTATTGTAAGAATTCTTCTGTGGTTGTATCCACATCCATGTAATTCAAAAGATTTTTACTAAAATCTAAAGTATTGTTCTGTTGTTCCATCCATTCATAGTATGCCTGAACGAATAAAACAAAATTTGCATAGTTTGGGTCCTCACTAATAAACTTAGGGAGTTCGTAAGGAACCAGTAACGATGTTTTCTGATTGCTTTGTAACATTTAATTAACTTTTCTTGGCAGTAACAGAAACACTTACAGCAGCCGGGTCGTAAGGATCGATTGTAATTATCCTATTTAAGGATGATGAAATAATGGTTGTTGTCGGTTGTGCAGATATAGTTAATTGTCCCAAATCATTTTCTACCGCAATAGGATTGAAATTGTTTAACGTGACAATACCGTTTGTATAATCGATTACACCAACATCACTTGAAACAATCACTTTACCTTTTACTGTATCGTTGTAATAACTTCTGATTGTACCGTACTGGCCTTGTAGTTTGACAATCACTGCTGCGCCAGTGCCTGTATTGTCTCCAATCGCTGGAACAATCGTTGCTATAGCAGATGTGTATCCGACACCCGCATTCGTCACGGTGACTGAATAAAGCTTGTTGTTGACGATTTTGGCTGTAGCTGTTGCACCAGTTCCATCACCAGTTATGACTACAGTAGGTGTTGCGGTATAATTGTAACCTGTATTGATAACTGAAATTGTATCAACACCAACAGTAGAAGTTGGAACTTCCTCAAAATAAACGCCAGTTAATAGTGTTGCTGTGTTACTTGGATTTGGTATTGTTACACCAGGATAACTAACAAGAGATGTTCCAAAAAGTCCACGCTTCAAAGAACTATTGTAGTATAGATTATAATCTGTTGACGTTCCAAGTGTTGGATAAAATTTCTTCTGTACGTTAATTGTAAAATCGGAAGAAACGATAGATTTATCGAATGAGTTAATCGTGCTCAACAAATCGTATGCGCTAAAAGTTGAATTGAAAGTGTCTAGGTTCGTCGAAGAATAGGTGTAAATTGAATTTCTTATTCCAGCTTGTAATGTTCCTGCGGTCAGTGCAGTCTTTGAAGGATTGTAAGCCACATTTGCAGAAACTTGAATGTATGTGTAATCAGGATCAACAATGACAGGTTCAACTGTCATAACACTTATTGGTTTAAGAACTTCAGAAAGAATTAGTTCTTTTTGGTTTACAGTCAAATCGTATGCACCATCTGGTTTCATTGCAATAAACACTTGACCATAAACAGGTGGAACATTTTCTTCTCCACCCCAAACAGACACTGCATCAAAAGAAATACCTAAAGAATTCTGTTGTACTGCTGTGATGTAGTCATTTTTACTTACTGCACGACCTTGAGAAGCGAAAGCTTTTGGTGCTTGAAATTTGATTGATGATATCGTTTCTCTGTCTTTACCTTGTGAGGCTGCTTGATAAGACGTTACAACACTTACTCCACCTAAACTATCCATAAGAACAAAGTTGTTGGCTAATCCACCAGCTGTACCACTTGTTGAAATGTAACCAACTCTGATTATGTTTCCATCAGATAATTTTTTACCTAGAACACCATCACCAAAATATATCTGATAGTTTCCGTTCGTTGCTTCTTGCAAGAAATAAACCATATCTTTTGGAGTCAATTCTAGGTAGTTTGTCGTACTGTTATAGATGTTGTATGATGTGTTTGTTGAAGATTCTTGAACACTTACAGCCATGGTTGTTGTGTCTAATCCAGCATCAGGTATTTCAAAAATGTAGTTAGGATTACTTGTTGAATCTACAGTGAATGTGTATGTTATTGGACGACCTTGTTTTATTTCAACGCCTGTAAAAATGGCTTGATTGTTTGCCACTGAAACTGTGGTAGAATTTGTTGTTACAAAGTTGTAATTAACACCATTGATAGCTTCAGAAATGAAATTTGTGTATTGTGGTATCGTAAATGTTGCAGTTGTAACACCAGAGAATGCCACATTAATCTTTGCAATAGGTCCAATTGCCGATTGCGGCACATAATTCATCAATTTTGCATGTGAAACCACTGAAGAACGTTGTAGTGCAGAATCTAAAAACATCTCATTTGCCACCATGTTCAGGTAGTATGAATTGTATTGTGTATTATATGCAAGAACATCCAAAAGAACAGACAAAGAAGAACCTTGAAAGTTGTAATCTTTGAAAGTATCTTGTGATTGCAGATAATTAATAAAATTCTGCTTTATCTCAGCAAAATCTAAATTACTAACCTGAATATTTGTATTTGATGCCATTATCTGGACCTTTGAAGAATTAAATTAACCGCAGTCGGTGTTGTGTTATTGCCTATGTAAAATCTCAAATAAACAGAAAATGACGCTTGGTTTGGATTTGATGTTATCTGCAACAAATCAATCGATACCCTAGGCTCATAGTTATTGATAACATTTCTTATCTCTGTCTCCAAAATATTAGCCGTTAAATCATTTACGGGTTCAAATAACAATTTATCTAGATTTGAACCCAAATTTGATTGAAAAGGTCTTTCGTAAAAGTTTGTCAGTAGAAGATTCCTGACCGAAGCAATCACTGCTTGTTCGTCATAACGCATAGCCACATCATTCGTTCCAGGACGACGACTGAACGTTAAATCTAAATCTGAATAAACTTTTTGTAAATTTGCCATGTTCTATTTATGACTGTAAATTACTTACTAATTTTGGTGTGCCTATTAAATTGTTCAACAAATAAGAGGAAGTTACGCCCAAATTATTAAATTGTGTTATTGTTCTAAAATCTTGTACTAGTGCCACAGAATTTTGATAGAACGAAACATCTCCAGTTCTTCTTTGATTCATCACACTATAAGAACCCTGTACATGCTGTATAATTGTATTTATTGAAGCTGATGTAGGCAACACGTTCATTGAGGCTGCATCATCCGTTAGGGTTATTACATTTGATGCAAGTGTACTTCCTATTGTTAAACTTGTGAAATTACCCAAAATAGGCGCATTGTTTTGTAAGTTATCTGTTTGATTAACGATTGTCAATACTTGTCGGCCCATCGCCACCGCACTTTGGTAATCTGGTGTTGTCAATTTATTAGTGGATTGTGTCACATTTGACAAGTTATTGGTGTGGGATGTGAATGAACTGATTTCATTTAGAAGTGTATTTGCCGATAAAACTAGCGCATTTGCAACTGCACTTAATGTAGGATCACTTATTGTATATGCAATATAGATACTATTTGCAGTATTTTTTATAGTGGTTGTAATGGTAGTTAGTGTGGACAAGTTATTAGACAAAGGATTTTGAAAATAACCAGAGACTGTGTTATTGGCCAAATCATCGATTTGCCATTGATATAAAAATGTTTGGCCATTGTATAATTGTTTTTCACCATCCGTAAAATCGATAGCCGTACCAAACTGTGTGGAATCAAAATTGTAACCTAATCTATCAAATACTGACATTATAACTCCATTATAACATTGGTTGAAGCGGTGGAGAAACTACGCCACCTTGAGGATCCGCATGGGTATGTAAATCGTAAGTAATTCTCATATCCATCATTGTACTTTGTATATCTTTTACCATAATTCCCGAAATCCATCCAGGGAGTGGAACTAACGGAATAGTCGAACCTGCACTAATGAAACCAGGAGTAACAAAGCCTACTGCGGCTGATGATTGCAATCCTGCCGAAATATTTTTGGTTGCAGAAATACTTTGTGCCGAAGTTATACCTCCAGTAACATTTAAATTTCCGTTAACATTGATGTTATCTGCATTTAAACCAATATCACCCTTTGAAGCAATGTCAATATCACCATTAGTTGATATGTTTGTCGAACCTGAAACTGTCTGTGTTAAGTCTCCGTTCACAATTTGTTGTAGATTTCCATCAATTTTGATTAGTCCATCACCTAAAATGTGAATAACACATGCACCATTGACAGTGATGTTACACTGGCCTTCAATTAATACATTATTGTTTCCTGCAACTATATGATAATTGTCTCTTAGAACCTTCGTGACAACATCACCCTTTGGTTGGAACTCTTGGAATGAACCATCCCTGTGTTGTAAACGCAATCTTTCTCTTGTCGGAGTATCATCCATTTCGATAGAATGTCCAGATTCTGATTGCCACATTCTATCATACGGATATTCCGGACGATTTTCTGGAGTAACTATTGCTGGTTCTGTCCATACACTTAAATTCATAATTTTTCCTTACGCAAGCATTGGTCGTACAGTATTAACTGTGGATGCTGATGCTTTTGTTAATACGGCCGTTGCGGTATTTATTACATCAACTGCACTAGAAGCAGATTGCACTAACGTGGTTGCCGTTGAAGTTGCTACTGCAAGTTGTTTTTGGCCTGAAACAATCGATTCCGAAAAATTTGCTAGACAATCTTTCAACATAGCAATTAAGTGTGCCGGTAAAGACAATATGTACTTGACAACTTCACCGGCTTTCTGAATGTAAACTTCTGTTGCTCTTATCAAATCAACAATCGGTTTAAGTTCTTTTTGTATCAATTTAATTTTGTTAATCGCATTTGTTATAGCTTGTTTCAACTGTTCAATTACAGGTGAAAGGTTTGTGGATGCAAAAAAAGTTTCTATAGCCAGTCTAAGACTTCTTATAGCACCCATAACTTCGGCCTTGAGTTTAGCTATTTCTAAAGCTGATTCAGCCGTAATGTCACAATTATGTGATATGTTGTTGTAAGCCTGTTCGCAAGCTGTATTTGCATAAACACCTCTTGCTGTAGGTGAAATCGATGGTTGTCCCTGAGATTTTAATACAATTCCTTCGGGTGCTTTTGGTGCTGCATCAATTTCTTCAGTTGTTCTAGGATCATAAAAACCACTATCACCTCCTGCACCTGCTGTCAAAGGAGATGTGATGATACCAGGAAGAACACCCATCATAATAGGAAACTGGCCAGATTCGGAGTCAGCAAAGAAACCCGTCACATATTCACCTTCTTTAGGTGTGCTGAAGTTTTCTGAATTGTTAGATGGATGAATTGGCAGAGCCCATGGTAAATCCGCTGTTGGTATTAAATTTTTATCTTCTGTATGCCAACCAAAAATGCGTACTTGGCAGCGACCCAATTTCAGTGGATCAATTCTATTTTCGACTACACCAGTCCACCAAACAAAACCGTTCAGACCGGCAAAATTATTAATCACTTTAGACATTTAAAATTCTCCTTTGGCCGTGTTTTGCCACAACGTACTGTTATTGTTGATGGCAGAATATGGCTTAACTGTGCTTTCTTTTGCCAACTCTAATACAGTTTTGTATTCATTCAACGTGACCATATGTCTTACTGCTGTTATCAGATACTTACCAGAATAGTAATCGTCTGGTTCTCTGTTATTTGGATTCTTAGATAACAAATTGAAGTTTACTAAGCGACCAACAGTCAATGCAGGATCACCAGGAACAGAAATCTTGACTCTAGTATAACTTAATAAAGGAATCTGTGCTGTTCTATTGGGCACATAGGTTTCTGCCATAACATCGTGTTGCACAGAATCATTCTCTTTTATATATTTTGAATCATTTTGGTTGAAATTGGAAAGAACAAGTTTGTATGTTGCTTGCGGTGTTTGATTCAGTCCGTCACCAAAACGATTCCTGTAGTTATTAGTTACGTGAAATTTATTCAAAGATTTTGCTTTTGTTGTGTAATCCACATAATCAAAATCTGTTACCTTAAATCGTCTTAACATTGGGTCAACCGATAACAAACGATTCGCAAAAACACCTTGATGAATTGCACCCAAAGTATCAAAAGAATCCATGATTTCGTATGACATTACATTAAAGACTCTTAAATCTTTTTCACTTTCATTTGGATTTGATTTGCCTGCATTGGTCCCGCCATAGTTTTTTGGATTATAACTGTAAGTATTATATACCACGCCACCAAAAAGAGTTTGTAATGACCTAAAATTAAATCCAAACTTATTTTCATAAAATAACATATCAGAACCAACATTTCCTGGGGCTGGTCTAGCATAGTTTGACATCCAGTTAATGGCATCAAAAGGTTTTAGATTGGGTATAATGAAGTCATATACACCATAGGTATTTTCGATAACACCTACTTTGTTTCTAGGAATTTTTAAATATGTGTTGAGTATATCCAAAACATTGGATGTTATATCTTTACCTTTGTAAGATTTATTAACCTTATACTGTTCAGACAATATCAGTTCTTCTGAACAAAAGTATATAGAATATGTTTCTGTATTTCCATCATTCTCGGGGTTTCTTTTTGCAACTTTAAAAATGCGGAAGATTCTATCAATAACATTATCTGTTTCACCAGCAATTTTACCAAGAGTCATTCTGATGAATTCATTACCATTCATCTGCAAAGATTCTATGAAACCAGAAGCATCAACAACCATGAGATAACCAGATACTGTGTTATTATAGATATCTTCATTATATGAGAGTTCGACCAAGATAGACTTAACATCAAAGGTTGTAACTGCTGTCAGAATGGTTAAAGTTCTTAAACTATAATCATTAGGATATCTTATTCCAGGACTAACCGGTGTATTATCTGCCATTTTATTGTGCTAACAAAGATTGGAACTGTGATTCAAATTGTGAAACGTAAATCGAATTTACTAAATTTATCGTCCTGTTTAATTCGTTTTGGCGCACCTCATAATCGTATATCGTTTCTGTATATTTTTTAACAATCTGTGTCACCTCTGCACCTGTTGAAAAACCTTTTGTAATGGTGTTTTCTTGAACAAGATTGTATGCTGTGGAATCAATATAATATGTTGAAGTATTTGATTCATTCGTACTACTATCAATAGTAATAACAGTTTTGACATAGTTCTCTATGTTGCCTTGAGTGTAGGCTAAAACTTGGCCAGGAGTTACTGTGTTTGCTGATATGTTTAATGAATTTGCAGTATCGTTTTTATACTTGTCTATAATATAATCATTGAACAAGTTTTGATTCATTGGCCATTGCCATTGAGGATCAATAATCTCGTTAGCAAACAACACAATCCAGTAACGATAAGGATCACCATAGTATTTGTCTGCGATAATTTCTGGTGTGTCACCGTCTTGTATATTATACACATAGAACAGCAAAGGATTGTTCAATAAAGAAGGAATTATCTCAGTCCTAATCATCAGATTAGTTAAGACTATTTTGTTGCCAACATAATCTATAGTGGCAATCTTGGGCATTACTTGAAAATATTTCATTATCTCAATCCGTGTGTATCGTCTAAATTGTTATAACCTTTTGACAATCTTGCCTTGTCAACAATTTCAATTTCTTCGAATTGTAGGGTCATCTGAGTTTGAACCGGTGCGCCGTCGATGTGTGCAGCAAAACCATTCGGTGCATAGTTAACATCTATGTTCTTTAACACACAGTCTGCATACTTTGGAAGGTATTTGTTATCAATCCCTTTCATAAAGAATTTAACATTGAACACAGCAGGAGGTATTAAAAACATACTTTCGGAAGATGTTGATTTTCCTGCTGTTAATGCTGGTGCAGCATAGTATTTGAATTGATAAAGAATATTGTTTACGATTTTGGCTTCAGCCTGAGACTTGGGAGTGAAAGTAAAGGCTAAAGTAAATGTTCTAAATGACGTTCCCATATAAATCATTTGCATTTGTGGGTTAGAAGCAATACCTTGTCCTTGTAGAAGAACATCTTTTAAATTACCGTCAGTTCGAACTCCTGGAATTCTTTCCAATACACCCAATCCAAAACCAACAGCTGAAGCGATAACATTTGGATCAGATGATGCTGCACCAAAAGCTCCACTGACACCACCTGATTTGTAACCTTCACCAAAGGTTGATGCAGCCTGAGCTATTTGTCTAATACTTTGAATTGTTCCTAACTCGGCAGCTAGTCTAATTTCATTATAGTTTGCTGTATAGTTTGCTTCCAATGTGTCTGGCATGTATAAAGATATTACAGCTTTTGATTGTGTATATTTTGGAGTCACTAAACTTCTAATTGTTTTTTCAGCCACATCTGCTGTTGATCCAATTGCTTTGCCTAATTTTCCTACTCCAACTTGAACAGCTTCCATAGGATTTTGCATTATATTACTAGCAGTGGCTTCAGTAATCATTTTTACTTGTTCTGTAGTAACATCTGTGGCTTTTTGATATATATTCTGGACACCTTCAACAACTTTTTCATAACTTTGTGGAATTATCTCTTTGATACTGAATTGGACATAATGGCTTTTTGTAGCATCTGTTGCCAATTCTTGTGGATATGAAATTGTTGAAATTCCTTTTGGGTCACCAAATAATGCAGCCAAAGGTCCACTAAGAACTTGACCAGCTTGGCCAGGTATAGATACTCCACTCATTGACGTTGGTATTGAAATTATTGCCATGTTCTTCCAAATAAAAGATTATACATACTATTTATGGCCTATTCTGGAAAGTTTATCCCCAAAAATCCACACAAGTATGTGGGTGATTATACTAATATTATCTACCGTTCTTCATGGGAATGCCGGTTTATGCACAAATTTGATACTGAAGATTGGATTATTAATTGGGCTAGTGAAGAACTGGTAATTCCTTATATATCACCGGCCGATGGTCGATGGCATAGATATTTTGTTGATTTTGTTATAAAAGTAAAAGATAAAAATGGCAAATTGAAAACTTGGATGATAGAAGTAAAACCAAAAAAACAAACTCAACCCCCGGAAATAAAGAAAAAAATTACTAAACAATATATTACTGAAGTTACAACTTGGGGTGTAAACCAGGCAAAATGGAAAGCAGCCAAAGAATATTGTTTAGATCGTGGTTGGGAATTTATTATATTCACTGAGGATCAATTGCCTAAAGTTTAGTTTTTGGTTCTAATTGCATTCATTTTAACTCTAGTTGTTTCTGACCATTTAGAACCTTTTTTAGATTCACTTATTTTTTGTTTAGTTTCTTCGGAACAAATATATCCAATTCTTGTTGAAGGTTTACCCCTTCTATCCTCACTCATTTTCTTTTTAGTTTCTTCAGAAAACTTAAAACCTGTTGTGCCTTTTGTTTTTCCACCCCGCTTGTTAGAACACTCGAATATATTGATCTCATAATTAATGTAACAATATTTCATGTTAAATAAATCGGAAAGTGATTTATTGATTGTGTCGAATTGGTTAGGAGTAATTGTAAATGTCGTCATATCTTTATTTATAACAACTAAATAGTACATGGCTATATCTAAACTTACATCACTAGCGGAAGAAAAGAAAGCGACAGGTTATAAAACCATGTCGAGGGATTCTGTTGCTTGGCTCCGTGAAAAGATAGATGAAATTAAAAGACCAGACAGAATACCACCTTCAATTAATGCCGAAAAAAACAGACGCACAACGGCATTCCGTGTTGGAATGATGTACTGTTTCTTTTATGACCCAAAAACAAAAGATAGTTTACCTTATTATGATAAGTTTCCTATGGTTTTGGTATTAGAAAAGTATAATGATGGATTCCTAGCATTGAATCTACACTACCTACCAGTTAAGTTTAGAATTGCTTTTTTAACCAAACTGATGAAATTTGCTCAGCTGACGCCTGAAGATGACATTAATCGTATGCGTATATCATATGACATTCTAAATTCTGCCAAAAAATATGCAGAGTTTAGGCCTATGCTGAAACGTTACCTGTTTAGCAACATAAGGTCTAAATTACTGAAAATAGAACCAAACGAATGGGATATTGCAACAATGTTACCTATACAACAGTTTAGAGGCGCTCGAGCAACAACAGTATGGAAAGATTCGTTACAACACCATAAAGAACACATGGCCCATTTTAATCAGGAATAATAATGCCTAGTTTAACAAATTTTATTCAATCGTTTTCAACAGATATTGCAAGACCAAAACAATTTGATGTTACGATTCCTGTACCGTTGCCTTTAATTCCATATCTTGGTACTGCAAGAAATCTATCTCTTAGATGCGAATCTACTCAATTACCTAGTAGGACTTTTGCAACAACCGAACAGAAGTTTGGCTCAAATCCAACAGAGAAACATGCCTATCATTCAAATTATAATGATGTTGATATGACATTCATAGTTTCTGGCGACATGCGTGAAAAACTATTGTTTGATGCATGGATGGAATACATCAACCCAACAATAACATTTGATTTCAATTACAAAAGTGATTATATATCTACCTTGACAGTAAATCAATATGACGTATCTAATGAGTTAACTTACTCAATCAATTTGATTGATGCTTTTCCTATTTCAGTCAATCAGTTGGACTTAGATTGGTCTAGTGAAGGTCATCACAAACTAACTGTAGTATTTGCATATAGATACTGGCAAAACAATTCGATACAACAACTTGGTTCTAGCTTGTTACAGGCTGGTATTTCTGAGATAATCAATACAATTGGTGGACTAACTCCAGACCCAAGAATGGGTGACACACCAGACTTTGATGTTACAAGAGCATACCCTAGAGAAGCGGCAGGACCTATAACTGGTTCTAACTCTCCGTCGTTTGACGTTGATTATACTGACATGGATCACTAATTTTATTTTTCTTTGAAGGAACATTATGGCTTTACCAAAAATAGACTCACCCATTTATGAATTGACATTACCAATTTCCAAAAAAATTGTTCTTTTTCGTCCATTCTTGGTGAAAGAACAACGAAATCTAATGATGGCTATTGAATCGGATGAAAAAGAAACGATTGAAAAGAACATCAAACAAGTTTTGCACAATTGCACAGTGACAGAAGGTATTGATATTGAATCATTACCTATTATTGATATTGAATACTATTTTATCCAATTGAGAGCAAGGTCTGTGGGTGAAATAGTCGAGAACAAGTATCGTTGCGAAAATGTTGTAGAAGAAAATACTTGTGGTAACTTGATGGAAGTTAGTTTTAATCTGTTAGACATTCAGTTAACCAAGAATGAAAACATTAAAGATGAGATTCAATTGACAGATAAGATTTTTATTAAGTTACGTTATCCACAATTTTCTTCTCTTAATTCAGCCAACGAAAGTCTGAATGCAACAGACATGGCATTTGAAATGATTGTGTCTGGTATTGAAAACATCTTTGACGGTGAACAGTATTATTATGCAAACGAAACACCAAAAGAAGAATTGATGGAGTTTATTGAATCTTTGAATCAGGAACAGTTTGCTAAAATTGAAGAATTTTTCGATAACCTTCCTACATTAAATAAGAAGATAGAAATAGATTGCAAGAAGTGTGGATTCCATCATGCAATTAATGTGGAGGGCCTCGAAAATTTTTTCGGGTAGTGATGCGGCATGATAACCTAAAAAATTATTATACCACGAATTTTGTGTTAATGCAGCATCACAAGTATAGTTTATCAGAGATTGAAGCAATGTTACCTTGGGAAAGGGACATTTACGTTAATATGTTGGCTCAGTACATAGAAGAAGAAAACGAAAGAATCAAACAGAGAAACGCTGAACGTAAATGAAACAAGAAAAATTTAACGAGTTGATGCGAACAGGTGTGTTCGAAAAGATGTTCATTGAGAACCGTATCAATGAGCTATTAAATTCTGGTGAATTAACAAAAGAACAAATTGATTCGTTAATCGAATTGGGTAAAGATATATCAAAAAAAGAACTAGAAAGACGCCAAAAAGATTTGGCTTCACAACCTGGTTATGAAGAATATATTTTGTCACCAATGGTCGCTAAAATACTAGGAACTAAAACCAAAAAAACTAAATCAGTTCCTGAAAAGACTGTTGAGAAAACAGAGAAGATGAAAGAGAAGTTTAGTTCAGATAATTTGGGCAAGGCTTTCAAAAAAACGCCATCATCTTCTGTAACAGTAAAAAAACCACAAGACAGTAGTGTTATCTCAGAAAAGAAGCCAGCACAACCAAAAGTAGGTTCGGTCGATGCAGGACTATATACGACGATTGCATCAATAAAAATATCTAAGCTACGCAAAGGTGATAGTGTAGCAACTGTTGCGACTAAAATCTATGCAATCTTAAAGAATGACATAGAAGAAAGAAAACAAAAATCAGAATTGGTGAGAAATTTTGGTGATGAAAAACTTGATAATGAAAGAAGAAGGCACAAAGAGTTATTGGATGCCATAGAGAAGGCAAAGAAAAAACAACCTAAGGTACCTGTTCGTGATCCAAAAAC